GGAACTGGAGCAACATTTGAAGTTTGGATTACTTATGATGGTTCAGTAACTGGAAATCCAATTTCAACATCTATTATTCTCAAAGATGGTGGAAGAGGATATGGAATAGGAAATACAGTTTCAATTGCTGGAACTAATTTTGGAGGAACAAATCCAACCAATACATTATCGTTTAATGTATCTAGGATTTCAAGTACAGCAATAGTATCAGCAGCAAATTCATCATATACTGGTGTTGCTGGCACTACAACAGTTGGTGTTGGTTCTGGAGCAACATTTAATATATCAAGAGATTCTACTGGGAAAATTAGTTCAGTAACTGTTGCAAATGGTGGAAGAAATTATTCAATAGGAGTTGTTGGTGTTGGAACCACAAGCACATCTTCAACCCCTACAGACATTATTAGTATTGCTGGAACATATATTGGTGGTTCTACACCGGCAGATAATTTATTTGTTTCACCGACACTTTTAGGAACAGATTTGTTACCAAAAATTTTATATATTGATAAATTGAATGATAATCAATTTAAAGTATCTGGATTATCCACTTCTTCTACATTAGATATCAAAACTTATGGAATTGGAACTCATTCATTTGCATATTCAGAACCAAATTCAAGTGCCTTAATAACGATTGATAATATCATTCAATCACCACTATACAGAAGAGGTATAACATTATACCCATCGGCATCAATTGGGATTGGAAATACAATCTATTTGAGATCTGGTATTTCTTCATTATCATCTTTAGATGTTTTGATGATTGATTCTGAATTAATGAAAGTCAGATCTGTTGGTATTGGTTCAACTAATAGTGTGATAGTAGATCGTGGATATTATGGAACAACAGCAGCAGGTCATACTGTTGGAGCAGCAGTTACTGTAATGAGAGGTGATTTTAATATAGTTAAAGATACAATTTATTTTACCGATCCACCATATGGAAAAATAGGTCAAGAAAGTTTGCAGGTAAATTCGTCATTTCAAGGAAGATTGTTCTCAAGAAGATTTGATCCAGGAAATACAACAGATAAAAATTTAATTATTGATGACATTTCTAAAGATTTTACTGGAAAGGCAGAAACAGTAGGAATTAAAACAGGAACTCTAAATTCTTCAAATAAAAATATAATTAGTGGAATTATTACATCATCTTTAAGTTTAGGAGATGTTTTAAATTTAGAATACACAGAAAATCAATATATTACAAGAAATACAGTTATTCAATCCATAGGTGTTGGGTCAATTACCATTGCTCCAAATCATAATGTAAATACTGGAATTGCCACAACAACATTCAATATTACAAGATTGAATTATGTGTTAAAATCAAATGGGGAAAGTATATCTGGATTATATTCTGATACTAATAGTTCTTCGAGTATAAACAATAATCCATTTATTTTATTGAATAATATCTCTCAGATATCGGACAGTGATTTTACTATCGATACGGAAGGAAATAATACTATTAAGTTTATAGGTGGAGTTCCAAATGCTGGAAAAATTGTTAGAGTTGCCATTACGACTGGATATGGTTATCAACCCCTTGTAGGTGCCTCTGCAACGGTTTCTGTTTCTGTTGCTGGCACAATATCAAATATTTACTTAACTGGTGCTGGAAGTGGTTATAGGATTGCTCCAGTAATTAGTATTGCTTCTACAATTGGTAGTGGTGCTACAATTACTGCTTCAATCGGTTCTGGGGGAACAGTAACCTCATTAACTATAGTAAATGCAGGAACTGGTTATACAACTGCTGCAAAACCAACAATCAACATACCAATTCCCCCAAATTATAGCAATCTTGGTGTTGCTTATACTGGTGGTTCTAGTGGTGTTGGAGAAGGAGCAAAGGTCTCTGTGATTGTAAGTAATGGTTCTAGTATTACTGGATTTAATTTAGATGATCCTGGATATGGTTACAAAGTTGGTGAAGTATTAAAAGTTGTTGGTATTACCACAAATCCATCAGTTGGAGTGGGATTTAGTGAATTTAGAATGACAGTATTGGAAACATTTACAGATAAATTTGGTGGTTTTTATCTAGGACAATTTGTTAGAATCAACAGTCTTGCCCCATTTTTTACTGGAAAAAAACGTAAATTCTTATTGACTGTTACAACTCTTGGTGTAACAGATACATTTTCAGTAAGAACAGTTCCGGGTTCGGATTTAAATAAAAATAATAACTTTTTTATTTTTATAAACGATATTTTACAAAAACCAGGAGAATCTTATAATATAATTGGGTCTCAAATAATTTTTAGTGAAGCACCAAAAGCAAATTCAAAATGTTTAATTTTATATTATAGAGGGTCAGATTTGGATGTAGAAATAATAGATCCACCAAGAACAATTAAAGAAGGTGACTCGATTCAAATTGGAGAAAATATATCAGATCCATATGATAGAGAACAGTTTGAACGTGTGGTGAAGAAAATTATTTCTGAAGATATATTTGATACATTTCCTTATGATAGTCTTGGAATTAATACTGATTCAAAAAAAGCAAGACCTCTTAGATGGACAAAACAAACAAGAGATAGAATTATTAATGGTGTTCTGTATTCAAAAGGAAGACCTGATTTGAAATCAAGGAATACACCAACAACAAGAATCATTAAATCAGTTGAAAAAAATGATACCACAATATATGTAAATAATGCTTTTCCATTATTTGTAGAAGATATTGGAAGAGGATTAACAGAAGATCTAAGAGATATTATTGTTCTTGACAACAAAACAGTTGAGTTTGTAACTGGAACTGCTAGTGTTTCTGTGGCATCAACTGTTTCGAGTATTACAATCATAGATTCTGGTTCTGGGTATCAAGTCGCAAATCCATCGGTTACAATTTCTTCTGCATTCATAACAAGAAAAGATCCAATTTATGATTGGAAAGGAACTTCTGGAATAACTACAAATTATGAAATAAAATCAATTACTTATGGAAATATTTTTGTTGGTGTTGGAACAAGCAGTCTTTTAGTTAAGAGTGTAGATGGAATTTCTTGGTCTAATAGTAATGTTGGATATGGAAATACAATATCATTCAATTCTGTATCATCTGCAGGAACAAATACTTATGTTGCTGTAGGACAAACTGGAAAAATTATAAGAGCAACAGGGATTGGGACTGGATTATCTACTTGGGTAGAATGTAAATTAATTGATAGAATTAGTGAGGCAAATGAACAACAGACATCGGTAGATATTGACAGTACGTATAATGGCGAATTTAAAGATATCTCTTATTCCTCATCTAAAGAAACTTTTGTTGCTGTTGGTAAAACTTCAATCGTCAATAAGTCCCCAATTTTTATTGCAGTTGGAATTGGAACAACAGAATTTTTTGAAAAAAATAAAACAAACACAAAAAATCTAAATTCAGTCTCAAATAATAATAGTACTTTTGTTGTAGTTGGAGATGGTGGAAGAATTTATTATTCCACTCCTGATGTAAATAACACTCCTGATGTAAATAAATGGAATATATCAAATTTAACAACACAAAATTTAAATAAAGTTATATGGGATGGATCTAAATTTGTTGCAGTGGGAAATAGTGGTGTAATTATAACATCTCAAAATGGAATAACTTGGTCTTTGCAACTTAATGTAAATATTACAAATAATTTAACAAATATAAACTATTATGATGGTGTTTATGTTGTATTGGATACTGATGGAAAGTTATATTATTCATTAGATTTATCAACTTGGGAACAAAGATCGACAAATCAATCAAATGCAGTTAAAGATTTAATTTTTGTTCCATCATTAAGTTCTGAAGGAAGATATGTTGTAGTTGGTTCTGCCGCAACAATTATGTACTCGGAACCAGTTTATAATAGAGCAACAGCAACGTCTTCAACTACAAACGGTATTGCAACTTCAGTAACAATCACAAATGGTGGATTTGGTTACTCACAAACAAATATTCCTCCTGTTATTTTTGAAAGTCCAAAACCAAACAGAGAAAAAGTTTATTCAATAAAAGCAAAAGGTGATTTTGGAACTATTATTGGTATTAATACTATAGGAATTGGTTTATCATCTTTGGAATTTAAATTAAAATCAGAAACTTATGACAATACCAATCTTGGTATTGGATATTCATCACTTGATAAGTTTGGTGTAACATATAGTCAGTTAGAAACGGGAGATTATTTTGTAATTTATGACAGCAATGTGACTTCTGGTTATGCTTTAACAGGAATAACAACTACTACTGGAATTAGAGTTGGAACATCAACTTCATTTATTGATGGTCTTTACAGAGTAGAAAATGCTTCAAATCCATCATCTGGAATAGTAACTGTAAGATGTGATTTTGTACCTGTTCCCAACGGTGTCGATAAAGCAATAAATGTTGGCATTAATACATTTTATGGAAGATATACTTGGAGTAAAATATATGATTATCAAAATAGAGCAAGAGAAAATCCAAAAGACTTTGTTGTAAATACAAATAATGGATTGACTGGACTATCTACAGCAGCAGAAGTTTATAGAACTCGTGGTTTGATTTAGTAATAAATAGAAAAAAAGTATACGATTAAAATGTCTGCAATTATATCAGATCAATTTAGAATAATGAATGCCGAGACTTTCACAAAAAGTCTTGTTGGTGTTGGGAGTACAGCAAATACTTATTATACTTTTATAGGACAACCAAATGCTTTAAATTCTCAAGCAAATGGTTCAGCATCTTGGGGTGATGGATTGCCCCCATTGGATGGTTTCAAAGAAGAGAGTGAAATAAAAGAAACTATCATTTCTATGAAAAAAGTCACGGGAAGTGATGTGAGAAGAATGGTAAGAAAAAACACTTGGGGAAGTGGTACTACTTATGAAATGTATAGGCATGATTATACAATTTACAATTTATCTCCAATTACCAATTCTTCCTCATTATATGATGCAAATTATTATGTAATTAATGAAGATTTGAGAGTTTATATTTGTTTACAAAATGGAACAGATCCAGAAAACACAAAAGGAAAACCATCAGTAGATCAACCAGATTTTGTAGATTTAGAACCAAGACCTGCAGGAACGAGTGGTGATGGTTATATTTGGAAATATCTTTACACCATCAAACCATCCGAAATTGTAAAATTTGATTCTATTGAATTCATTCCAGTTCCAGAAGATTGGGGAACAGTCGGTGAAAGTATTTCAACTAAAAATAATGCCATCAACGGAAAGGTTCAAATTTTAACCATAACCAATAGAGGTTCTGGGTATGCCCCAATCTCAAAAACATTTGCAAATATTCCAATTCTTGGTGATGGAACTGGAGGAAAAGCAACTGTTGTTGTTGATTCTTTTGGAAAAGTTTCGGATGCTTATGTGACTGATGGTGGAACTGGATATACCAAAGGAATTATTCAATTTGAACCAGGAGCACCAGAAATTCCAGACACATTAACAAATGCTGGAACAATTGCTAGTTTTGATGTAATTATTCCACCAAAAGGAGGTCATGGTTATGATATTTACAGAGAACTTGGTGCTTATAGAGTTTTAGTTTATTCTCGTTATAATACAGATGAGACAAATCCTGATACTATTATTGGAAATGATTTTGCTAGAATTGGAATTATCAAAAATCCAACAAAAACAACAAGTGATGTTGAACCATTGGCCACAGCAGAAGTAAGTGCTTTGAAAGCATTAAAATTGACTGGTGTTGCTACAACTTTAACAACTTATGCAGTTGATTCTACAATCACTCAAACAGTTAGTACTGGAACCACCGCAATTGGATTTGTTGCTTCTTGGAATAATGTAACAGGTGTTTTGAAATATTATCAATCAGTTGGACTAGCAACAGTTGGTGTTGGATATAAAATTAATAACTTTAGTTCTACTGGTTCATCATTAGTAATAAATGGTGCTGCTTCTGGAACATCATTGAGTATTGATACTTCATTTACTGGTATTAGTACTGTAATAAATAGTAGGACATATCAACTGGGAAGCAACTTTGTTGCTGGTATTGCATCTGCAGAATACAATAAAAAGTCTGGTGAAATCATTTATATTGACAACAGACCACCAATACCAAGATCAGCAAGTCAAAAAGAAGATATTAAAATCGTTTTGGAGTTCTAAAGAAAAATGCCACAGAATACTAACCTAAACGTATCTCCATACTTTGATGACTTTGACGACAAAAAAAGTTATCAAAGAGTTTTATTTAAACCAGGAACTCCAATTCAAGCAAGGGAATTAACAACTCTTCAATCAATTTTACAAAATCAAGTTGAAAAGTTTGGAAAACACTTCTTCAAAGAAGGTTCTATGGTCATTCCAGGTCAAATTGGATATGACTCGGAATATAGTTATGTACAAATTGACGATACACATTTGGGAATTCCTGTATCAACATACATTGATAAGTTTGTAGGTAAAAGTATAAAAGGGGAAACAAGTGGTGTTACTGCGGTAGTAGAAAATTATATTACAAGTACAGAATCAGAAAAAAATAACTATACATTATACGTAAAATATAAGAGTTCTAGTGATACAAATTTCACAAGTAAAACTTTTGTTGATGGTGAAAATTTAATTTCATTAGAAAATGTTGATTATACATTATCTTCAATTAGAACAAACACATCTTTTGCAACTTCAATTATTTCTGGTTCTGTTGGTAAAGGTTCAGCAGCAAAAATTGAAGAAGGTGTGTATTTTGTTCGTGGATTTTTTATTACTGTTCCAAAACAAGTAGCAATTTTAGACCAATACGCAAACACTCCAACATATCGTGTTGGTCTTTTGATTGATGAGGAAATTGCTGTAGCAACAAATAATTATAATGATTTATTTGATAATGCTCAAGGATTTTCAAATTATGCTGCTCCAGGTGCTGATAGATTAAAAATCTCTACAACTTTAATCAAAAAAGAAATTGATGACTTCAATGATCAGGATTTTGTAGAATTGCTGCGAGTAGAAAATGGTGGATTGACTAAATTTGTAGATAAGACTGATTATAATTTAATTAAAGATGAATTAGCAAGAAGAACTTATGATGAATCTGGTGATTATTATGTAAAACCTTTTGATATTAATGTAAAGGAATCATTAAATGATAGAATTGGAAATAATGGAATTTATTATTCAAGTCAAAAAACTAAACAAGGAAATACACCATCAAAAGATCTTGCGTGTATTTCAATAAGTCCAGGAAAAGCATATGTTCGTGGATATGAGATTGAAACAATCAGTAATACTATCGTAGATATAGAAAAACCAAGAACAACAGAAAGAGCAGAGAATGTATCAATCCCATTTAATGTTGGGAGACAAATATTATTAAATAATGTTTATGGTTCTATTAGTGTTGGTATAACAACACAAGTAAGTCTTTATGATACCAGAACAGCAACACCAGGTTCTTCATCTGGAACAAAAATTGGAGTTGCTAGATTATATGACTTAAAGTTAAAAAATATAGCATACTCAAATGCTTCAACTCAATTCGAAAGTTCCCTTTATGATATTCAAACTTATACAACACTAACAATCAATACTGCGTTAACGCAAACTGCTCCAGCATATATTCAAGGAAAAAATAGTGGAGCTAAAGGTTATTTAGTTAGTAATGTATCATCATCTACTTCGTTAACATTATACCAAGTTTCTGGTTCATTTATAGCAAATGAGCAGATTAAAATTAATGGTTCGGATGTTTCTAGAACAATCACATCAGTAAAAGATTATTTTTTATCTGATGTTCATCAGTTATATTCTCCTGGATTTACTGCTGATCCAATTTTATCGAAAACATTGTCTGTTGCAGAACCAGGAACTCAATTTACTATTACATCTGGTGGAACAGTAACAACTTCAAATCAAAACTTTTATGTTGGAATCAATGTAGGTGACATTGTATCATATACAAAGCAAGGAGAAAGTATACCTACTTACAATAAAGTTTCTGTTGTTAGTGGATCTTCAAAGTCTTTAACTATTGTAGCAACGACTTCTGTTTCTGGTGTTTGTTCTGGTGCTCTTCCAGGTTCAAATATCACTGCAAATGACTTCAAAATAGTATCTTTGGATGTTTTGAATACAAAAAATGCTTTTTTATATGCACGTTTAAATAACTCAAAAGTTTCAAATTTAGATTTAACTGGATCTGATGTAGTATTCAAAAAATCTTATAGTATTACTGCTGGTGAATTTAGTGATGGTGCCTGGAGTGCGACATTAGAAACAGACACATCATTGACATTTGAACCATTTGATGAAGAAGATTATAATTTAACTTTTGCTGATGGAACTGTAGCAGTATTGGACAATCAAAAACTAGTTCCAAGTGGAAGAACTATATCTATTCAAAATATTACTGTAAATTCAGGTGCAGCAATATTGACTGCTACTCTCAAAAAAATAAATACAAAAACTCGCAAAAAGTCATATAATAGATGTTCTAGTCTAACAATCAACAAAACTTTTTCTGGTGTTTCTACAAATACAAGTGGATTAACTACTAGTGCTGTTTATGGTTTAAGAGTTGAAGATGATGAGATTTCATTAAATGTTCCAGATGTAGAATCAGTTATTGGGGTTTTTGAGTCATCATCTTCTTCAACTCCTACATTACCAGCAATCACAATAATTGGATTGAATTCAAATATTTTAAATTCAATCAAAGGGGAAAGAATAGTTGGTAAAGATACTGGAGCAGTTGCAAGTTTGGTATCAAATGATGGAACAAATGAAGTAAAATTTGTTTATCTAAATGAAAATATTTTTTCTGTTGGCGAAAAAGTCACGTTTGAAGAATCTCAAATTTCTGGAACTGTTGACACAATTCAAGTTGGAGATAAAAATATTAGAACTAACTTTATTTTAGATGAGGGACAAAGATTAGAATATCTTGATTTTTCAAGAATTATCAGAAAACCACAGGTTGCTGCACCAACAAAACAGATTACAATTATTTACAATAATTATACAATCGATTCATCTGATGTTGGTGATTTTGTTGGAGTAAATTCTTATGATAAAGATAGGTATGGAGACGATATATCAACAGTTGACGGAATATCTCTGAGTGATGTTATTGATTTAAGACCAAGAGTTGCTCCATATTCTGGTACAAAATCACCATTTGAATATGAATCAAGATTGTTTACTGGTCAAAATTCTACACAAAATATTTTTGCACAGAATAAAGCAATAAATTTATCTTATGATTATTATCTACCAAGAATTGATAGACTGTTTTTGACAAAAGAAGGTTCATTTATTGTAAATAAAGGTGTCCCTTCACTTCAACCAAAACTTCCAAATGGTTTGGATTCTTGTTTAGAAATAGCAACAATTCGTTTACCTGCTTATTTAAATAATTCAGAAGATGTATTGGCATCTTTGGTACATCATAAACGATATACAATGAAAGATATTTCCAGATTGGAAGATAGACTTTCAAATGTTGAATATTATACGTCATTATCTTTACTAGAAACAGATACTCAAAATTTAACAATAAGAGACACCACAACAAAATTAGATAGATTTAAATGTGGTTTCTTTGTTGATAATTTTAGATCATATAATGGTGGAGAAATAACAAATAGGGACTATAAAGCAAGTATTGATGGTACTAATGGATTATTGAGACCAACTCATTATACAACTTCCATAGATTTGCTTTTAGGATCTGAGGCTGTTATTGGAATCGGACAAACGTCAAATCCAGATGCTGATTTACGTTTTGTTAGTGATTTGGGTTCTCCAAATATAAAAAGAGTCGGAGATCTTGTATGCTTAAATTATTCTGAAGTTGAATATACAAAAAATCAATTTGCTACAAGAAGCGAAAATGTAAATCCATTCAATGTAATTAACTGGATTGGTTCAATTCAATTAAATCCATCAAGTGATACTTGGAATGAAACAAGAAAAACGGAAAGAACTTATGATATTGAGGGTGCTTACAGATCAACAACACAACAACTTGGTGTAGATAGCAATACTGGTCTTTCTCCAATTGATTGGAATGCTTGGGAAACCACTTGGACTGGAACTAACACTTCTAATGGACCATCTTTGGGTAGACTGCAAACTGGAAGCACAAGTTCCACATCAACTTATGATCCAGGTGGTGGTAGAAGAATAGTAACTGATACGACAACAACTGTAACTGATTTTATAGAATTCAATAATCAAACAGTAACTACGACAACAAACCAATCTAGACAAGGAATTCAATTTGGTGTTACTGAAAGATTCGATTCAGAAAATCTTGGAGATAAAATTGTTTCTAGAGAAATCATAACAACAATGAGATCTCGAAATATTGAGATTATATCTAAAAGATTAAAACCATCATCAAGAATTTATGCATTTTTTGATAATGTTGATATGACTTCATATGTTATACCAAAATTAATTGAAGTTACAATGTCTAGTGGAACTTTTACTTCTGGTGAAACAGTAGTTGGATCTCTAGGTTCAAAAAGTATTAGATTTAGACTTGCGACACAAAATCACAAATATGGCCCATATAATTCACCATCAGAAACATTCTCAACAAATCCATATTTACCAGAAAATTCTTTATCTAGTTCATACTCATCAACAACTACAATATTAAATGTTGATACTGCAAGTTTAGAAATGCAGGTATCATCTGGTTTTTATGGTAGCATCATAAAAAGTATGCAATTGGTTGGTCAAACCAGTGGAGCAATTGCAACCATCTCTGATATGAGATTGGTTGCAGATGAATCTGGAGTTTTTATTGGATCATTGTTTATTCCAGATCCAACAATTCCATCAACTCCATCGTTTAGGACTGGAACAAAAACTTTTGTTTTAACATCAAGTTCAACAAATACTACAGTAGTTACTTCGGATGAAACTACAGCAGAAGTTAATTTTACTTCTGCTGGAACTTTGGATAATGTTGAAAATTCTACACTTAGGATTAGAAATGCAAATGTTGAAAGAATTCCTCAAACAGATTCAAGAACACTTACTTCATCTGAAACTAATTTAGTTTCATCTAATACTTCCACAACAACAACATCACAATCATCTAGATGGGTTGATCCTTTAGCACAATCATTTGAAGTTGCTGATAATAATGGAGTTTATATTACAAAGTGTGATATTTTCTTCAAAACAAAAGATACTAAGGGAATTCCAGTAACACTTCAAATCAGAACGATGCAAACTGGTCTTCCAACACAAACGATTTTACCATTTGCAGAAGTTACACTAGATCCAAAAGATGTTAAAACATCAGAAGATGGTACTGTTGCAACTACATTTACCTTCCCTTCTCCAGTTTATTTGGAAAAAACTGGTTCTGGATATTCGATTGTATTAGTTTCCTCTTCTGATTCATATTATGTGTGGATTTCAAGAATGGGAGAAACAGATATATCAACTATAAACAAACCAGATTCTCAAAAAATTATTGTTTCTAAACAACCAACTCTTGGAGCATTATTCAAATCACAAAATGGATCAACTTGGACTGCATCGGATTTAGAAGATTTGAAGTTTACTTTATACAGAGCAGACTTTGTAACTTCTCCAGCATCATTTAGATTCTATAATCCAGATCTATCTATTGGTAATAATCAAATTGTATCGTTGAGAAAAAATCCACTAAATGTGTATTCAAATTCAGCATTAATTGGTTTGGGAAATAGTTTATCTGTTGCAAATCAAAATTTATTATCCATCGGAAATACAATTAGTCAAACTTCAAATACTAATTTTATTTCAAATCTCGTATCTAAGGTTGGTGCAGTTGGAATTGGTTCAACTTTAACATTAACAAATGTTGGTTCTGGATTTACAAGTGGGGCAGCAGTATATTCGAATATAAGTTTGATCTCATTAACAGGATTTGGTCAAAATGCAAAGATAAATCTTTCAGTTTCTTCTGGTGTAGCAGTTGCTGCAACTATTACTGATGGTGGTTCTGGATATGCTGCTGGGGATACATTAACCGTAAGTTCTACAGATACAAGCAATCTTGGAAAAAATCTTATTTTGACTATTCCAAATAATGTTGGAATTATTTCAGCAGTAAATTCGATTGTTGTTGATAACATTCAGGGAAAATTAGATACAACATCTGGATATACAATCATCAATAATGGTTCTTCTATAGCAGGAGCAACAGTAATTAGTACTAATAATATTACTGATGGTTTGCATTTTAAAGTTAATCATCAAAATCACGGAATGTATTCTCCAATTAATCAAGTTACGTTAAGTGGCATTGAATCTGATATTGCTCCTGTAAAACTAACTGCTGACTATTCTTCTACTTCTACTAGTGATATTACACTAAATTCTATTGGTACTTTAGCAACATTTGAAAATATTGCTGTTGGTGCTAATAATCCAGGATATGTAATTATTGATAACGAAATTATTAGATACACAGGAACTAGTGGAAATAATCTAACTGGTATTAGTGGCGGAAGAGGAATTGACAATACAGTTGCAACATTACATTTAACAAATGCTTCTGTATTCAAATATGAGTTTAATGGAGTTTCACTCAGAAGAATTAACAAAACTCACAAATTTACAGATGTTGATTTGGTAAAATATCCAATTGAACTTGATTCTTATCATATAAAGATAAATCAAGCAAATTCTGGAGCAGATAGAAGCACTGGAAATACCAATTCGTATGCAGAATTATTCTTCAAACAAACTAAGTCTGGTGGTACATATTCATCAACGCCAACTGTTGGATCTTTTAATGGACCAAAAGCAACACAAAATATTACATTTAATAGTATTAGACCAAACATACAAACATTATTACCAGAAACAACATCAATTGGAGCAAAAATTA